TATCGTAGTGCTTGGTTCTCACATCGGATATGATAGCCTTTCGTTTGCGATCAAAGAATTTCTCATTGAGGAGAATACCAGCACTCTTGCCCTCTCCTCCGATATAGGTTACACCCAGTGCATTCATGCCAGAGAGATCAGCGATCCTTACACTCCTCTCCCTCACACCCAGCACAGCATGAAATCGGGAAATGCCTTGTTGCAGTTCTTTTGCTACCGATCGGTCATTTATCGTTGATATGGAGCGTGAATTTTTCACAGCCTTAGCGACAATGCCAGCATTGGCACCACCACCAGACACATTCACAACTCCGCCAGAATTTCTGCCCATGTTATTTCTTTTTGGCGTTTATAAAATCAGTTACATACAGCAGCCCATGTTTCCTACAGAACTCCTGGATCTCATCTCCACCGCCATACACGATCAGATTAGGTCTTTCAAGTCCAGAGATCTCCTGGGCTACCTGGAGATCGGATTTTAAGCTCTCCATCCACCCATCCAGCCCACGGGTAAAAAAGGCGTTATATCCTTTGGGGATCCCCATTTTATTGTATTCAATGAATTTGTGGGAAACATTGAGATCAGCATAAACTTTGATACCGCACTCCTGGAGGTATCGGCAAAGCCAGCGTTTCTTATAGATCAACTGAATACCCCAGGCGATAGGGGTTTGATCATGGCAGCTACAATTAGGCTCAACAACCGCCTTGCATCCACTTGTGAGCAACTTGATCGGATCCTTAAAAAGAGCCTCAAAACGATAATCATCAACGTAGAAATGATACGTTGTTACATCCTTTCTCAATCGGCTGTTTGCTCCCCAGGGAGATAGAGGCAGCTCCAGGTTTCCAGCTTGCTCCTCCAGTAACAGAGTGGGGATCTCAAAGATATTATCGCTCGGATATAGCACATCCTTAAACATTGAGCGATAGAAAGCCTCTTTCTCATCAGCTTCATCATCGGGATCCTCATCCTCGCTTTCATCATCCGCTGGATCATCATCTGGATCCTCCAGACCATCCTCTTGTTTCGGAGCCTTAGCCTTGCTCTTTTTCGGCTTTTCCTCCTCCAGGGAAAGATCTGGGATCACAAGTCCTATGGCATCATAATCCACATCTTTGAAAAGATCCTCCGTGTTGAGAATGTTCTGATCCCATTCTCCGTTATTTATATTCCCTCGGAGGATAATTTCCCTCTCATCCTCTGGAGTTGTATCAATGTAGAGCACGGTTGGCACCTCTTTCAGCTTTAGTTTTTTTGCAGCTTTGAGCCTTTGGTTGCCATCCAGTACAACCAAAAGCCCATCACGCTCAACGATCGCCAGAGGTCTATGCTCATAGAAACCGTTGATCTTTATAGATTCCACCAGGCGTTTCATCCCTTTGGGAGTGATACTCCTGGGGTTCTCTGGCAGATTATGGAGATCCGTAACCTTACGCCATTCCAGAGGCTCACTTATCATCGCTCACCTCGCTTTCCTGGCTATCCTTGATCTCATCAACCGTATCAACTGGTGCCATCTTCATGTTATCCACCTCATCCATCACAGCAAACGCCTTGCGTATGATCTCCGCCACACGCACAAAGCGATAATGCTTTCTGTTTGCCAGGTAAATCAGACGGCTCCCATCATTCACATCAAAGCCCACGGCATAAAAGCGACCTCTGTAGTCCAGAGGCAGTCCTATTGAGCCGTAGATATACACCTTATCGGCACTAATCCTGGAGATCGTTGCCGTTCTGTTATACTTTCCATTGAGGAAAATATCTACTTGATCTCCCTTTTGGGAGTGGTTCCTGGGGAGGATTTTTACAATATGATCCCCCAGAGTTTCCCTTAACCCTCCCAGCACAAATAACACCATGAGGATCAGAAAGAGAGAAACAGTAATAATCAGTATATCCATTGTGAAAAATTTACTCGGTTAATGTATGTTGCAAAGATACAAAATAAATGTGTTTGTTGAACACATTTTAAGCAGAAAATTCTCTCAAAACCCGAAAACTAACATAGCAGCATCTCTGCCATGTTCATTTGTCCGATTCTGCCAGCCAGTCATAACTCTGAAACGATCCTGGGATAGCTTGGTAACATTCCTTTTCGGAGCCACCATTTCAAACTCTACTCCCAGATCGGATAGGTAGTCCTCCCAGATAGAGGCATCACGTTTGACAGAGCCAACGCCTTGCAGTTTTTTCCGCTCCGCCTCCCTGGTCATTGGCTCATACCAGGTGCGCTGCCTCGGATCCTCAACCCTCACAATACACCTGGTGCCAGCATCCAGAGCTTTCTGGGCATACTCCTCAACGATCCTCATAGCCTTGTGGATCGCCACACAACCGACACTAACAAAGGATCGCTGGCGGTTATCCCATACAGCAATCCCAGTGTTAGTACCAGTATCAATACCGATATAGATCATTCCGCCCCCTTGATATGTTTGGGGATCTCATAGAGCACAACACCTTTGAGCTGGTTTGCCTCTTTCCTGGTGCCATAGAGTTGCGCCATCAACAGATCATCGGGGAGATACTTATAACGGATCTCCTCAACCAGTACGGAGGAAATAAACTCCTCACTCATCACATGGAGGCTCCACAATCCGTTTTCTCTCTGAACGGTTACGATTGCAGCCTTATGGAGGAATGAGCCAGCACGATACTCCCCATACTCATCAGAGGCGATCACCTCACTGTTTGCCGAATCCTGGAGCTTCTGGATAAACTCCTTTTTCAGCTTTCTCTTTCTCTTTTCCCAGTAGGGAGAGAAAACAACCCTTTTTCGTGGAGCTTTTTCCACAGCCACCTCAACGGTGGGCACATCTTTTTCTTTTTCCATGAGTTTATAACTTGTAGGGTGAAACAATGTCAAAGATCGCTTTGCAGATCTCTATGTCATAGAGGGCATCATGGAGCTTGGTATCATCCACCTGGATCCCCAGAGCCTTTGCAACGGTGCCTTGCTTAAAGTCTTTCATTTCTGATCGTTTTTCAGCCAGATACGGTGTAGCCAGCACCATCACATCGGCACTATTGCTCCAAAACCAGGAGCCAAAGTATTGATCATCATTCTGGAGAAACCAGCCTCGGAGAAACTGATTATCAAAACTGGCGTTGTTGTAGCCAACCAGGAAAAACTTATCCTTTTTGTTGTAGCGATCCACATACTTTGCCAGCAGATCCACAAACTGACGGTAGATCTCCTCCATAGGAGGGTAAGCCAGAATTTGCTCCCTGGTTACACCAGCCACAGCCAGAGCCTCATCCAGGATCTCCGCTTTCGGATTGGGTCTTACTTTATAATCAAATTTCTCCTTGATCACACCATCAATCACGATCATTCCGCTCATCTGGTGGATCCCATGCTTTCCTGGATATGTGCCAGTAGTTTCCAGGTCAAAGAATAACGCTTTCATTTTAACTCTTTTATGTTGAATTTACGATAGCCAAACATGGCATAAACTTTTCTCATGTGCTGGAGGATCAATCTATAGTTTTCCCTCCCAGCGGTCTTAATGATCCGCTTTTTCTGCTTTCTGGGGAGCCTGGGCATCGGAGTGGCATCTATCATCCACTGGGGTATGTTGATTACACCGTATTTGTCGCTCATTTTGCACCTCCTTTCTTGTATTCCCTCATGGCTCTATGTAGGCTCCCTCTCTGATCCAGGAGCGTTGCCAGGCGGTCAATATCCACCAGATTCTCTCCATCCATATAAGCCCACACCTTTCTTAGAGCCTCGGAGATCGCTTTTGCCTCCCTCATATCTTTGAGAGATCCGCCAACCTCCTTATTTGTGGCGGTGGATTTTCCTTGCTCCTGGGCTTCTGCAACGGCTCTCTTTGCAGCCCTCACCTGGGCACCTGGAGTTTCATAGCTGTTGCCGATCTCCCTGGCTGCCTTTGTGGAAAGGGTGCCAGATATGATCTGATCCTGGAGGTATTTGGGGAGATCCAGCAGAGAGAGACATTTGCTCACAAACGCTGGCGATTTCTTAAACTTATCGGCTATTTGCACCTGGCTATAGCCAAACTCCTCCTTGAATCTGCGAAACATGATTGCACATTCGTATTCAGTGAAACGCTTGCCCTCATTTCGCATCATCTGTTCTATATAGAGTTGTTCTGGGGTGCTATCTTTCGGAGCTTTGAGAGCCTTGATAAAGGGGATGTTTGCACCCTCCTCTATAGCCAGCATAGTAGCACGGTAACGCCTTTCACCATCCACCAGCTTGTATCTCTCATTTCCATCCTCATCCTTGAAAGGAATAACAGTTATAGGATTGAGCACTCCAGCAGCCTTGATCTGCTCTTTAAGCTCATCCAGATCAAAATCAATTCGCACATTGAAACCATCCATCACCACGATATTTCGGGGATCAATGAGGAATATATCCGTTCTTTTTGTAGCGTTTGTTTTCATTAACAAATGATCTATTCAAATTCAAAAAAATTATCAAATAATGTTGTTTCGTTTTTTTCTTGAGTTTTCCCAAGAATGAAATCACATATAAAATTCCTCGCATAATCGGGGCTTATCATTGACCGTTCCTCGCTACAGATACCTGCCTTAGCTCCTTTCTTTGCATGAATTATACTTTTCTTTTCTTTGTCAAATTGATATGTTTGTCCGTTGGTTGGTTCGCAATTTACAAACCAATAAGCTGTGGGTTTGACAAAGAAATCTCCTCTCATCATTCGATTATTATCTATTAAAGAGGGCTGTTTAACAAAATTAGCTTTTAAGTATGTTTGCATAGACCAGGGATTTTCAATGATCAATCGAAAACCCATTATCTCCGCTAAAGAATACAGCTTGATTAGTAGCACATAGAAAGTCAAACGATTGTTTGCTCTTTTGATTATTTCATTCGACTTTGATTTAGTATCAAGTTTTCTATAATTCTTTGCGTTCCATCCAAATAACATTTGACTAACACAAGAGAAATAGATACACGGAAAGAAAGCCATAACCAAATCATCTTTAGAAATGCCATCAAACAAGCTGGGTTTTCCATCATAGGCTTTTTCAATCTCAGCGAACAAATCATCCGTATGATCTGTTTCGCCAAAATTATTTTGAATGTCGTAATCTTCGGCTGGGATCCCAAGTTTAATAAACTCGTTTTTGAATGTTCCCGATTGCTCAAAGAAACAATGTACTTTCCCTTTAATTTCCATTAGTAACGAAAGTTTGTGAAATGAATTACTACGCCCTCAAATACATTACCCTCGTGAACGCTGCCAAAAAACCAATTCACAAAGTCCTCTACTGAAAGCCCATCGTTTTTAGCCAGAGCCTCCACTGGCACCTCTCGACCATCAACCCATGCCTGGGGTATGGCATCATCGGAGCCATAGGTCATGGTGATTTTTTGCATTCCGATCTGATCACGCCTAGCGATCTCCCTCTGCTGGGAGTTATACGGTCTGCCCTCCCATTCACGGATAGAGAGATACTTACCACCAGAGGCTATATCGGCATAGCGACTATCCCACACGCCTTTGTTGTTGCCTCTGATCGTGTGGATCTTTTCCCCACAATTCAGTTTTTCCTCAAAACCAGTGGGCTGTTTTGCTCTCTGGTGTGTTACTGGAAACACCTTACAGAGAGTGAGGATCACTTTCTTTTTTGCTACTTTCTTAGTCATTATTCTGTTGTTAGATTGTTCGACAAACACACTTTTGGTATCAATAACGCTTTCCATGTTTGGGAGAGCGGAGAGAATTGTATGCCATCTTTTTCTTTATATGCCATACCAGATCAATGTTATACTCCCTTGCAAGCTGGAAACAGTGCCCTATGGTAGTGTGGAGCTTTGCTGTGAGGGTTGCACGTCTATCCACCAGGGTACTCACAACAAACCAGATTTTCTCGGTGAACGTGTTGCCTTGGTTTATGATCGCTGGAGGAGTGCCATACGGCAATTCAATCTTATTGGCTCCAGCCATATCCAGACAGCGGATTACAACATCTGCCAGCTCATCCTCCAGGGTGTTTTTGATTTGCACCTCAAAGTTTTCTTTGAAATAGATGTTGCCAGGGTGGAAAGTCTGATCAGAGAAAATTCCATACCTTTTCCCATCCTCGGAGTGGGTTTTCGCCCTATGGTTTTTCCTATCAGCCTCAACCGCCTCCATCAGCTATGAAATGATCAGACAGAGGAAATGGATGTTGCTGGGCTTATCCTCATAGAAACCATGCTCCACGGATGTTTTATGTGCCCAATCTCGGAGCTTATTCCAATCTACTGGTGTCATTTTCTCCTACTGCCTCCACGCAGCTCAATTACGTTAAACGATTTGAAACGATCAACCAAACGCTTTTCAAACCTACTTTTGAGATCCTTAACCGTTAAGTTGGAGGTGATATGAAAGCGTTTCTGGTACTGCTGGTAGATCTCATACCTGGCAAACAGAAACTCATCCATCACTTGATTTAGCATCGTGCCAAAACTTTTCTGGTTCTCTGTTTGCAATCCCAGATCATTGAGGCAGATATGTAGCGGATTGCAGCCATCATAGGTTTCCACCTTATCTGTTTCGTTGTAGGTGTATTTGTTGATATGCCCATTCACCTTGTGAAAGTTCATCAACTGGGTTGCACTGATATTCCTAAACACCATCTCATTACCAATTTCACGGAGATAATCCGCAAAGATCTGCATAAGGAGCGTTTTCCCAGTTCCAGGCTCCCCTATGAGGAGGATATTTTTGTGGATCTTATAATCCTCCTCTGGGAAAACATCCTCTGCCAATGCACATCCATTGAAATAGAGGAGTAAGAATTTGAGCACTTTTCGATTGTGCTCATCAACCTGGAATGTGCCCAGCTCTCTTAGCATGAGATTATTGGCGATCGCCATAACCAGGCTTCTGTGTCTGGCATATTCCTCTGGGTCTGAAAGATCATACTTAAAACCTTTCAGAATAGTCTTTCTGTGCCTCATCGTTGCTGCCGCCTCCTTCTCTTTGGTTAGCTGGTAGCGTTGCGCCTGGGCATCCCTTATTATTCGCAGAGCCTCCTCCTGGGTTAGCTGTTGCGATATGTTGCCGTGGATAAACTCCATTTCGTTGCTGTTGTTCGTAATATGCGTTTATAACCCATTTTCGTATGGTGAAATAATCACTCTTTGTTTTCTTTCCATTTGATCCTTTCCAGTTGTTTAGAATATCAATCATGCCCTTAACGGCATCCTCTCCAAACTCTGCAACCAGTTTGGCATACTCATCATGTGTTAGGGTTACAAAATCGCTGTATTTATACTTTTTCTTTTTCTCTGCTGCTGCCTTTTCCTTTTCTGTGAGAGGTGGCGGTGTTTCCCCCTGGGGAGGATCATCAGCTATCAGAGGTAAGACTGGATCCACATCTGGTTTCTTTGGTGGCTCCACTTTCGGAGGTTTCACTTTCGGCTCCTCAACGGATAACATCTTTGCTTTGGTGGCGTTTCCGCCTTTCAGCCCAGCCTCTCTCCGTTTAGCTCTGATCTCCTCTCCTCGGATAATCTGCCTACTTATAAGAGCACCATCATCACGCCATGCACACAATCCAGCATCAATGAGGGTTCCTATCACTCCATCATCATTTATCGCCAGGAGGCGGTTTATTTCGCTCCTGGAGTATGGATCTCCGTTAGGCTTTAGCAACGCTCCTCGCTCAACGCTCCCCCACATTAGGCATAGCAGATCAACCCAGAGAGATCTGATCTCTGGAGATAGCCCCCTCACACCTGGCATGGAGAGCCATGCCAAGGTGTCAAAGGGCATTAGTGGGATTTGACGTTTACGAGCCATGAGATTGTTATACCTCCAGAATAGCAATATCTGGTGCGATTTCACGGATCTTATTCAGCACGGTATCAATGCACTGATCACGGTAGCTTTCGGTAAGCTCATTGGCTCCAGGGGAAACGAGCTGTAGGAAAACCTCTCCATCTTTGAGGTAGTGATCAAACTCCACCTCAATAGCCTCCTTTGCAGTCCCCTTGAATATCGCCACGTTCACTGTGAAACTCTTGGGGAGGTTGCTTTCTACCTCCTGGCGGTAAACATCGGCTGTAGAGCCAGAGGGATCACGCTGTTTCTGGATCTCCGCCTTTGCCTTAGCGGTGAAATTTTTGAGCTTTGAAACCAGAGTCATGCACTCCTGGCGATCGGTAAACACGCCACGATTGAGGCGGAGGAACTGCCCCAGTTTGGCTGGGAGCCATCCTATAGTGCCATCGTTGATGCCAAAGCGTGTGTAGGTGTCTGTGAAAGCAACCGTGCCCACGATCTTTGATTTGGTGTAGAAATCACGCTCATTCACAGTGAGGGTGATTTTCATATTTTCACGATCTACCTTGATATTGGCTGTGAGCTGGTCTATTGTACCAACACGCTTTTCCAACCAATCCAGAGGTGTTGAGATCACGCCCTCAACATTGATGCTCTCTGGAGCCTTTGTTGCCAGAGGAGCTGGCTGGGGGGCTGCCTCCCCATTGCGATAGATAACCTCAATAGGTTTCTCACCGTCATAGTTGCCGATATTGACAACGATCTCTTTGTTCTGATCTTCCATCTTTGAAATTGTTTAAGGTTTGTTAATCATCCGTACCAGTACGGAAATTTCTGATTGCCGACATGATTGTAGGCTGTTTTTCACTAGGTGTAAGAGGGCGTTTCTCCAGGAGGTGCCCATCGGGGGCATAGATTGCAGCCATACCGCTTTCAAAGTCCTTGAAAAGGAAAACATCGGTTGTAACCCATTCGCCACCAGATTTGATCTCCTCCAGGATTCCACTCATCCGCTCAACGAGGGGCTTGATCTTACCTTTGTATTCGGCACGGATCTCTGCAAGCTGTTTTTCAAGCTCTGCAACCTGGATGCCTACATTGGCATATTCTGCCCTCCGAGCGTTGATCGCATCCTGGTCAAACTTGTTGGTATAACTCCGCTCCAGAATCTGATCGCAGTTATCCCTCATTACTTGCTCCCTCTCCTCTACTGGGAGATCCAAGCACATAATTTCATCTACCATTGCGTAAAGAGATTATAAATTTGTTTGTAAAAGTTGATATGCAACTGGTATTTGTTTATCAGCACAAATGCCAGAACCATTATTGTTATGATCCGTTTGGTTAGTGTCCTCCAGCCCATCCATTTCCCCAGAAATATGTTGAAAAGGAGAAATATAAAGAGAGCTGATTGAGTGCTGAAAACACCTCCGAAAAACACCACTACAGTAGCAGCAGTAAGGGTGTTGCACACGATCCCCAGGAGGGAGTAGTTGCCCTGGGTTTTGAGCTTGCCGTGGATCTTTTCCCCCAGGAATAGGAGCACGATCTGAAACACCAGAGCCAGAGCCACAACACCGTAAAAAATGTTAGTCCACATAGCCATTTTTATTTGAGGTGATCACCAACAATGAAATTGAACTGGTGGTATTCAGCCCAGAGCTTGATAAACTTTTTGCCGAAATACTCTGCTTTCTCCTTCGTTTCCTGGCACAAGCGGAACCCAATGTTCGCATACGCATACGAGGAGCGAGCAGCCGTATGCAGAAAACCGAAACCCGCATTCGCACCATTAAACGCAACAGCAGCGAGCAGGGCACCCCTACGATCTTCATCCATGCCATTCACCTCCTCCTGGGTATAGAGGGCAAACCAGGGGTACCAGAGGATCTGGGAGCCTTTGCCATCGGGTTTAGGCTGGAAATTACGCCCCCAGAGAGCACGGCTAATGGTTTCCAGCTTCATCAGCGCAATGATATGTTTAGGCATATCCTGGCGATAATCCCAGTGATCAAGGAATTTAGCACACAGAGCCTTTTCCCTATCCTCCGAAAGGATAGGATTTTCTCCCAGAGCCTCACAAGCATCCTCATAGCTCTGGATCGTCTTGTAATCATCCAGGGAGGGTTTGGGGCAATTGTCCTCTGTTGCAGTCTTGTCAGTAAGGGCATCAAGGAGGCGGATCATACGCTCGTCACCGCCATTTTCGTTTGCTACCTTATAGGCAGCATTGAGATTACTTTCGTATATCTCCACTTTTTTGTTTTCGCTCATCGCTTAACTTTTTTAATTTGTTGATATTTTGTTTGGTAACTCTTATTGCATTTAATAACCTTAGCTTGTTACTTGGAGCTTTCGGCATATTCTCCAGAATCATTGGCAAATGCCTGGCTAACTCATGGATCAAATTATCTGGTACGCTTATCATTTATCCTCCAGTATTTATTGGGATCGGGGATTTCAATACCCAGATACTCTCTGCCATATTCCCTCAACTTTTCACAGTATGTTGAGAATGTTACGGTGTCCATAGTGGCAGTAGATCCAGGGAACTCTATGATCTCTCCAGTGTGTTTGTTCACTACCTTATCAGCAGTTATCCGAGCCTTGAAAAATTCGTGAACTTGCTCCACACTCACAAACTCCCATCCAGCCTCCAGGAGGGCATCCAGCATCATTGGATAGATGCAACCCCATAGCCAACCATTCTGATCATTGCTTCTGGGCTTTCGGATCCTCTTGATCTCAATCCGATAAAACCCATCCAGGGCATTGTTGAACCAGTCGTAAAGAGGTTTGAGATTGAACAAACCTTTCCTTTTTTCTATGAGGGCTTTGTTTGCCATTAGATACGATCCAGATTTACAGTTAGACCACGTTTGCCAGCATATACCTCTTTCCCAGTCGCTCTCTCAATCTCCGACACAAACAACGGCTCATCGCCATTATCCTTAGAGAGATGGAGCAGAACGATATTTTTTACCTGGGATAGGTCAGAACTTTTCAGATACTCTTTGCAAGTTTCCAACTCCATGTGTGAGGTTAGCAACCGCTCCCTCTGGGAGGGCAATGTACGCCCCTCTCTGATCGCCTGGTATAAGGCGTTATCGGCATAGTTGCACTCTATCAGCACATGATTGAGATTGCGAAACTTGTATTCACACACATAGCTATCGGTAAGAAACATGATATTACCACTCTGGGGGTGATTTATCATGTAGCCCACGCACGGCACATCATGGAAAGCTGGAAAGGGAATAATCTTAAAATTTCCCAGTTTGTAGCCCTTACCAGGAGCTATTGCAACGGAGCGAGATCCCCAGACCTCTTTTGCAGTCCAAACCTCTGGGAGAGCCAGAGTGGTAAAACCCATTTCAACCATGCCCTTAATGTACTTTGCGTGATCTCCGTGCTGGTGTGTGATTAGGCAGCCCACAACCTTGCGGATGTTGAATCCTAAAACCTTTTTTACCTCATTCAGTCGGATCCCAGCCTCCAGAATCAATGCCTCATCGCCAGCATCCAACACATAGCAGTTACCGCTGGAGGAGCTACCTAACACAACCAGTTTCATATCACGTCAATTAGTAGGGTACAACTACATCATCATCGCTTTGGGGATTTGCCACCTGGGGAGTATTCCCCTGGGAAAGATCCTCAAAGGAGGTGGTTTCCAGATCAATCACATTGCTTTCCATACCCACGCTGGAGGTTGGGAGCTGGTGATCAGTATCTATCTCCATTGCTCTCTCATCGCTCTCTGCCTCATAGTTAAATGCCTTTTCCATTTCCACAGAGAGATAGCCGTATTTACTAAGTAAATTGCGGATAGTGGTTTTGATCGCCATGCCATGAAAGTTGCCCAGCCAGCCCAGAGTTTTGCTATCGGCAACCATAGGCAGATTTGCCAGGTTGAGCAGACTTTCCACAGTTATATCTTTTCCAGAGAGTGCCTTTGAGTATTGCTTTGCATGAGCAGCCATCGCCTCAACCGACATATAGAGGGTTTTTGAAAAGCCGTTCAGCAACTCAAAGTAGCAGAAATATCCTATCACCTTATCGGATTTTTTCTTTCCGTCAAAGTCGTATATCCCAGTGAGCTTTGAGCCTTTTCGCAGCTCTCCCTCATAGACCACATCGGCATTGATCGTGCGATATTGACCAGTACGCATAGCCAACTGGATCAGACCTTTGTAGCCTATCTGGAAAGTGGGCGAATAGACATCATCCCACACCTCACGATATGATCCATCGGGATTTTGTACGGTAAATTTCTGTCTGGATTTGTAGGCGATCACGAAAGCGAAACCCAGAGCCTTGCTTATAGGGAGGCGGAGGGAAGCAGCTTTAAGGCACTCCCAGATCACACGTTTAGGTTCGCATTTCTGGAGCTTGGAATCACCTCCAAAGAGTTCCAACACAGAGGTTATGAATGAGCCAGCGTTTTTCCCCAGGGCATCCTGGATCTGCTGTTGCACATCTTTCTCATTGATCGCCTTTTTGAGGAGATCAACTGGCTTTAACTTGGCTGGTTCCTGGTTTGCAGCCGTTACGGTTGTTGTTTGCGGTGCCATCATCGTATGGTTATTTTAGCATCCAGGGAAACACAGAGGTTGATCACCTGGGAGATTGTTGGGATAATCTGGTTTACGCTCTCTCTGTTGTCAATGAAAATCGGAGCTGATACGCCTTTGTGTTTGCACACGGCATTGATTATATCCAGTCCAGCATTGAGCTTTCCAGCAGCATTAACATCGGGATAGGGAGTGCCATTGACAGTGCAAATGCACGTTACATTCTCGTTGCCGTTCAGTTGCTCTTTGATGAAAGAGAAAGAAACGTATGTGAAAAGGCTATCAATCTTTTCCTGGAGCTTTGCATCTTTGGCTTTCTGAAATTCCAGGGCTATCAGCTCCCATCCCTCCAGATCTGCCAGAGCTTGATTGTTGGCAATACGTTTTTCCTCCAGATCATTGATCTCCTTATCGGCTCTTTCGATAGCATCACGTTTTAGCAGAGATCTTTCCAGTTCTCGGATCTCTCCCTGGAGTTGCACTTTCTCTTTTGAGAGATCGGAAACATCCACCGTTTGAGCGTTCATTGTGAGCTGATTTTCCAGCTCGGAGATCTCATTGCGGAGAGCCTGGCAAACGGTATCATTCTGGATCATGGCATCCACATTGGGAGCCTCTGGGATTGAGGCTTTCTTTGCCTCAACCTGGGCACTGACGGCTTTAATGTTAGCATCCGTCTTACTGATAGCGTTTCGGATCTCATCAGCCTCTTTCTGAAGCTGGTTTTGCTCATCTGTGAGCTTTTTACCCTTTTCCTCATTGGCTTTGAGGCGTTGAGATTTATTACTGTTGAAATTCGCCTCCAGTTCCGCCTTTTTAGCCTCAATATCGGCTGCCTCCAGAGGGCGGTTGCAAGTAGGGCACACAAATGTACCATTGGGGATCAGAGGCATAACCTCTTTGAAAATACGGATGTATTCCGTTTTCATTTCAGCTATGGTGCTAACCATCTGGGTTATTTGATCCTCCTTAGCCTGGAGTTTCTTTACCAGATTGGATCGTGCTGCCTGGGCATTGGAGAGATCAAACTGGAGTTTCTGTAGATCCATTTTCGCCTGGTTGATACCAGAGAGGGCGGTGGTTCTGATCTCATTCTCTGCTTTGTTGAGTTCCATGCGTTTCTGTCCGATCTGTTGTTGTATATCGGATTTACGCTTATACTCTGCCTCTGTAGCCTTAGAACGATCACTGATCTGATCATCTACATCCTGGAGGCGTTTTTCTTTATCGGCTTTCTGACTCTCCAGCTCCTCCCAGTTTTCGGGCTGGGGGCGGAGGCGGTTTGCAGTATCTATCTGGCTGGGGATGATTTTCAGCTCATCATTGCAAGCCCTCTTTTTTGCTGCCACCTCTTTAGCGTATGCTGCCAAAGATCTGCCATTGAGTTCTGCCAGGAGCTTAACGAAAGCCTCATTTGTGCCAGCAACCTCCTCATCACTAACAGTACCCACCATTTCCAGGAGGATTGCTTTCTGATACTCTGGTTTGAGGCTCACAAAGTAGTAAGGGTTCGTTACCAGCTTGAAAACATCCTCTGGTATGATCTCTGCAATCTCTGAATCAAACTCCCTCTTTGTGCCCATTTTCACATCATTGATATAAAACTCCGTGAAATGGTTGATCAGTCGCTCCTCGGTGTTTGCCGTTGCACGGCTCCACTTTTCACAGTAGCAACGCTGGATCTTAACCTCTCTGCCATCAACGAGCAGAACGGCTGTCACAGAGTGTTCCAGGTGCAAAATCGGTTTCTTTGTTATCGGATCAATCGTTTTAATGTTGAAATTGGAATCCGATCTGCCAGTGCTATCCTTGCCGAAAAGCAGCCAGTGGAAAGCATCAAAGATGGTGGTTTTGCCAGTACCGTTTTCACCAGATATTACAGTTACCTGCTGGGTGAAATCCAGATACAGCTCCCTCACACCCTTGAAATTCACCAGCGATAGCGATTTAAGCGTGATTGTGCTCATACTAAATCATTTATTGATTATTGAATTGAATTTTTCAGCGGTATTTGCAGCCATTAGCTCCGCTCTGGAGTATTGGATCTTTGAGCGGATCGTGCTACCCATCCTGGAGCCAGTTACTAGTCCATCATGCACCCAGCGTTTCACTCTTGCCTCACCAAACACCCTATAAGCCTCACGTTGCGACATGAGATCTTTTGCTGGCGTTGTGCTCTTGGCATAGTTAGCAGCTCCTAACTCCGACATTTGGGAGCAGATGTTTTTGAGTTCGTATAGATCCAGGATTATTTGCATGATTATTTTCCCTCGGTATTGTATCTTACCATACGCACGGCAAAATCTTTGAGGCTTTCCCCATCCTCATCCTCCACGATAAGGAGGTAGGAGAAATAAGCACTGCCAGCAGCAGTAACGAGGTGTGCCCAGTTGCCCATAATGATACCGTAAATTCCTCCGATACCGAGCAGTGCCCATACAATGAGCCACACGAGATTGTAAATTTGACAACCTTTCATCGGTGTTGCATTTTTAGATTGTTGTTAATCGAATAATTCACTCTCTGGGATGTTCAGATGCTTTGCAATGAGAGATCGCCTTAATGCGTCTGGCTTTTGAGTGCCGTATATCCAGCACCTAACCGTGGCTGGATGCACCTTGCATAGTTCAGCGATCTCATCTACAAATGCCGACTTGGGAGCTTTTTGCGCCTTTGGGGGCAAAGCATCATAGTGTTCCCGAAATCTGTTTTTTGCCATAATTTTTACGCTTAAATTGTGTGTTGCACAAACATATTTTATTATATTTGCACCACTCAAAATGGTGCAGTGTTGCAAAGGTAAACTATTTACCCGACATGTGCAAATATTTTAGGTAAAAAATTTACCCAAAAATCAACATTTAGCCCCAAGAAATTGCCAAGTATATGGATATAAACAAAATAGGCAGATATAAATTTTTTCTACAATACCTTGTAGGGATTGGATTCGCCCCCGATCAGAAAGGGATAGGACAAATGATAGGGTACAATAACCCCTCCGCTTTCTCCCAGGTGATAAACGGAAAGAAGCAAATGCCCAAAGACTTTACCGCGAAACTCAAAAGACTTTACCCAGATCTAAATGAGGCATGGCTGGAATCTGGAGAGGGAAAAATGCTCCTCACAGAAAATGGAGGGCAAAATTTTTTTGGTGATATAAACGGAGGGGATAACAACTTTTCGGGGCGAGATATGACAGTAAACCCTCCTTGCACACTGGGATTCGATATTGATAAAGTATTCCAGGAAATCTCCGCTCAACGAAAGCTCACAGAGGAGGCACAAGCCCAGACACGCAAAGCCCAAGAGCAGATGGATCGGCTCCTAACAATTATTGAAAACTTAAATAAGAGATAGAAAATATGGAAAAGTATTATCGAATGGTGATAGACCTCTACAAAGAGGCACTGATAAACCAGGTAAATTCAGAGAGAATCCTGGAGGTGAAAAAAGAGATCGCAAATGCAATAACAACTGCCAGAATCCAGGGCACTCCTTATGACGGACTGCAAACCCTCCTGGAGGATGTAAACGGTATCAACGTATGAGATCAGCACTGGTTATCGGAACGCTGTTACTTTTATGCTCATGCCAGGAGCCTTATGAGAAAGCGATAACAGATTATATCAATAGAGAAATGGATGATCCAGGGAGCTATGAGCGAATTGAGTTAGGAAAGCCCCAGATCTTTTCTCCCACGACAATGTTTATGAGTGCCCTTTCGGTGCCCTCTGATAGTATAGCTGGAGCAATACAAAAATTCAGAGAGGATTTTGATGGAGATCCAGACCTGGTTCTATATTATACGCTGGAGCATGAATACCGAATAAAAAACCGCCAGGGAGGTAAGGAGCTACACAAAGAGATCTGGTTTCTCACAGATGATCAAACCAGGATATTTAAGATTGAGCCTAAATGAATACGCCAGTGAGCAAACAGATAATGGAGCGGTTCTATTCCGCTCTGGATGCTATTATAGCAATGAAAAAGATCCGAGGGGTAAATACCTATTGTAGGTTAAACGAGATTGACAGACGCAATTTCATCGCCCAGAGAAAAGATCTGGATCGGGGCTGGTTCCAGGTGAGCTGGCTACAACCAATGGTGAAAGACTATGGCGTTAGTGCCAGATGGCTCCTCCTGGGAGTTGGAAAGATGTTTGAATAACAGAAAAGCGGTGCCCGATCTCCAGGCATCGCTTTTTTGTTCTTTCCCCCATACCCCCTATTTCATATACTCTCTCTATATATTATTCAACAATTATATTTTATACTTTCATAATATAGAGTAAGTATATACGCGCACGCGCACGCGAGGGGAACTTTTGCTTAGGCAAATGAGCAAAAAATTAGGATTGATTTCCAGTTAATTACAAACATTTGCTTAGGCAAAAGAAAATCCCTAAAAACATTTGCTTAGGCAAATGGCGAAAAATTCAAAGCTGATTTTCAATGTGTTATAAACATTTGCTTAGGCAAAAGTGTTTTGCGTAGGCAAATGTTTGTAAGTTGTTGATTTTCAATGGCTGCACTTTTGCTTAGGCAAATGAAAACGCCCAAAATCTTTTGCTTAGGCAAATGAGCAAAAAATTAGGATTGATTTCCAGTTAATTACAAACATTTGCTTAGGCAAATGTTATTTTTGCTTAGGCAAATAACGCTCCTCTGCAACGTCATAATTGAGATCTACCAGATCCAACACAGCTCTGTTGGCTTTATCATTCGGATCCCAGGATTTACGGAGGTATATATCGGTTACTTTCATAGAGTCATCTACATGGTTCAACGCAGCGTGAACGGTGTATTTATCCACCCCAGCATCATTGAGGGCTATCGTTGCCCAGCTATGCCTGGCTGCATAAAACTCCAGATCTGGGATCTCCAGGGCATCCCCAATGCTTTTCAGCCCTTTGTTGATGGCAGCCGTGAATGTGTCAATGGAGGAGTAGAGCCTATAAAAGTTGAAAACCCTCTCCCCAGTCGGATCCTTGTATTTCTCCATGAGAGCCTTTGCCTCTGGCTCAATCTTTATTGAGATCTCTGCATTATCATCCCTCCTGGTTCTGGTTTTCTTTCTCTGGTATGTAAGCCTCCCATTCTTGCAGTCGGTACAAGTAAACAGATCCGCCTCATTCATGCCCAGCAGTAGGAACGAAAGCAGAAACACATCCTTTGCCAGGTTGTGCCTATTGGTGCCAGGTTGCATGATCATGGTGTAGGGGTGTGCCACAAATTTCTGGAGCTGATCAACCGTTAGGGCACGTTTGCGAGTTTTCGGAGGTTTGGGGATTGCCACCCTTTTGAACGGAGAGAGAGGGATCCTTATGATCCCAGCATCCTCATCATTAAACTCCGCCTTTGCTCTGTTGTGGATCGCCCTCAATACGGAGGGGTATAGGCTTTGTGCCCTGGATCCTCTTTCCCTATGTGGTCTGGCTGGGAGCTTTTGCAGCCATCCGATCCAGTCATTGATCAGCTTTACTGTGATCTCCTTGATGCTGATCTCCTCCCTCTCCACATATCGCACCAGGCTATTGATCGCCACTCTGTAGGTACGAGCCGTGCCATTTCTGCCATCCTTTTCAAGTTGATCAGCATACGCCCTGGCATAAGCCACTATATCCAGATCAAAAACCTCTTGGGTATCTCTGGTGATAATCTCCACCACTTGCTCAACCGTCATGGTCTTGATTGCCTCTCCGACACGATCACACCTGGAGCGGTATTTCTTAATGAGATCGTTTGTCAGATCAATGAATTTCTGGTTTTTCAATTTAAGGGATCGTGTCAGATCATCCCTGGTTGCATACCAAGGTGTAGAGAGGTACTTTTTCCTCATGTTTTGTGTTACACGGATCTTAATGTTGTATGTGCCATCCGCCTTTTTCTGGTGGGCATAAATCTCCGCTTTGAATGTTGCCATGCTTTCTGTAGAATATTTGTAGAATATTTCACCGCAAAGTTACTTTATTTTTGCGGATTTTGCGGACACAAAAAACCCAATCTGTTGCAGATTGGGCTAAAAACGTACCTCCGAGGGGAATCGAACCCCTATCTATGGTTTAGGAAACCACTATTCTATCCGTTGAACTACAGAGGCTTACTTAAATTTTACTGGCTTTCGCCTTTTCTCTGGTGCTGATCCTAGTGCTCAACCCTCAAAAAATGAGGCTTTTGATAGCGTTGGAGATTAGGAATTTCCCATTCTATCCGTTGAACTACCAAGGCTTATTTGAATGCAAAATTACAACTATTAATCGATTTTTCCAATTTGCAGCCTGTTTTTATTGCGGATTGAACACGGCTCTTTCATTTAAGATTTCGTCTCATTCTCGACAAATGTGTTATTTTATAGCGAGAGCAGTACGGGCGGAGAGGCTTTAACCTCTGATTTTCAAGAAAATAAGTGCAATGAAAA